CACAGATTAGAACGTGTTGACGCGCTAATGGTTGGGAACTTCGAAAGTTGTGTTGTCATACTGTAGTCGAGTGGACAGTAGACCCCGATGTTTTCATGCTTTACCGTAGGCCCCCAGAACGATCGAAGAATAGTGCAACATTCGAAGGCCGATTTGACACACCTATGATGCGTAGGAATCCTTTGCGCAAGTTCGTAACGTTTTAACACATTTCGTACGAGTGTGATATTACCAGCAGTGATGTTACTGATGAAGTTTGGGTTTCCTGTGAGCCCTGTTATCGTTCGGGTCATGGTAAATCTGGATATCATTGCATCTCTGACGCCAGCAGGACTATACGAATAAATATCAGACATGATCTGCGGATAGAGCGGACTTGTAGCTGACAGTGTTTGAAGCAGAGCGTCTCCGGAATTCATCGTCGACCCGTTGATTATTTGGTAGATTTCTTCGTTCTTCGTCAGCCCGGGCAACGCGGCTTCGACGGCTTCGCGAATGAGTCTAGATTGATCTTTTGGCCGAATGATTGGAATAGACTTCGGGTCGAGAATGAGTTGCGTTAGGTCCGGAGTTTTCGGACTGTACGTTCGGTCAAGTAGCAACTTGAAGTCATTTGCTAGTACGCGTTCGGTTACCCCTAACCTTTTGTATGCGGCGACATCCCAACTTAAGTCGTCTACCTCACCTTTCATGAAGATACGTCCCCAGGATTGGTGCGGAAGACCGCCTAATGATCCCGGTAAGAGTACACTGAATTTGAAAATCTCAGCACTGCGTTTCAACTCACCGAGTATGTACCATTCGCGTTGATGCACCAAACTATTCCTTCGAAGAGACAACATTTGAGCAATCTTGAAAGATCGCCAAAACAGCGCAATTGCTGTTCGTGAAACGGTGTCAGCACATGAGACAGCTGTGGCATTGATAGCAGAAACTTCTTTAGCCAACGACGGTACATCAGAGTCAGCGACAGACATCGTACGAGACGAAAATTTCAGGTTGTAAAGGATGTGAACGCCATTAACGTAGAGATCTTTGCTGTAGGTAAGGACTGTTGAAGAATCAATACACTCCTCAGGTTTTACCTCGTGATTGAGGAAGAAGCATCTCACCTCCATCACCGCAAGAAGTTTCCGTAGCGCATCCGGAACCTGACTTTCCGGCAGATCGAATTGTATGGTGAAAATCTGGTTGTCCCCTTGCCCTGCCATAATGAAAGACGCATTCATACCAAAGAATACGATATACATCATGCATATTGTGAATATTGTCCATAACTTTTGCTGAATTCCTTCGAAACCGCCGCGTTGACATCCTCTCCAAAGCACAGAGCTCTCTGGCCACGAATGAACACTGGTATTGGGTTGAGCTCCGGTTGGAAGAGTATGCTTGTCCGTGAGGATTACGGTAGCAGAAGTGAAGAAATCATGGGCTTGGCTGAACACTCCCGGAAGCCCGAAGATATCTTCCAGAATATGAGCGATTGGGTTGACTGTGTGCTTCCGCATTCTGAGATTCCATCGAGAGAAATCACACTCCAGAAAAACTGGTTTTTTCCCGTCATGGCGCGGTTTGACCATATTGTACATTCGTTTCTTTGTGTCGGCTGCTGACATTGTCATAGTCTGTTGAGGCATGTATTTGGACATAAAGTGCTCACCGATGTTGTACTCGGTCAACGTGAAGAACGTTCTCACTTGGTAGGGAAGTTTGCAAAAGCAGCGAGCTGCGTTTTTCAGTTCACGTTCTTTCTGAGTCAGTTCGACTACCCTTTCGTCTTCTGTAAAGTTCCCGTGACGAAGGCGTTCGACTAGTTCCCTTGTACTGAACTTCTTCGTCTGGATGATTTTAGCTAGGAGTCGACGTGTTTCGTCTTGAGGCCCTCCGAACCAAAA